AGTTTTAGTTAGGAGAATATAATGGCTAAATCAACTTTTTCAGGTCCGGTCAGATCACTGGGCGGTTTTATTAACGCAGGTTCCAAATCTTTTGTTAGCTTAACAGCAGATACTACTTTAACTGTAGCTACTCATGCCGGCAGATTATTATTAACCAATGATGCTGACGGTAAATTTACTTTACCTAGTATTGTGGCAACAACGCCAAACGATCCAACGGATCCAGGGCAAACTAATAACATTGGCGCACAATTTACTTTTGTAGTAGAAACAGCTGCAACTGATATGGACATCTTAACTGATGGTACGGATAAGTTTGTTGGCGGTCTTTATTTTGGTAAGAGTGATGCAGCAGGTAAAACATTCTTGTCTGGATCATCCAATGACGTTATTACGCTGAATGGCACCACTAAAGGCGGAATAGTAGGGACTACGATTGTAGTAACTGCAATGGCTAGTGCTAAATATCATGTAACTGGTCTTGTTCTAGCTTCAGGTACTGTTGTAACTCCATTTGCTGACGCTTAATAAAGGAGTAAATTATGCCACTTAAAATATCAGGAAGTGATGTTAAGGTAGCTACAGCGACGGGCGATGCCACAGTTGTTAATCACCCAGCTAGGTTACGTCAAGTGTATGTTTTAACTTCTACAGGGTCGCCTTCTATTGTTTTTAAAGATGGTGGTGCAAGCGGTACAACGCTTTGGACCCAGAACTTAAAAGCATCGAGTGAATCTAATATTAATGTTCCAGACCAGGGTATTTACTTTGGTACTAACATTTATGTTGACGTTACTGCAATAAGTTATTTAACTGTGTTTCACAGTTAACGGAGGTTAAATGGCTACTTCTGGCTCAAAAGACTTCGAGCTTGATGTTGCAGAATACATCGAAGAAGCGTATGAACGCTGTGGTCTTGAGATGCGTACTAGCTATGACGCACGGACCATAAAGAGATCTTTAAATCTTTTGCTAGCTGATTGGGCGAATCGAGGTTTGAATCAATGGACGATTCAGCAAAACTCAATAACCATGACAGAAGGAACGTTAAGTTATGACCTTGATTCAACCAATCCTAAAGCTGTAATAGATGTATTAGATGCTTTCTTGCGTAGAACAACTGACGGTAAAGATACTGATTATTCTATGCAGCGTATTGGACGAGCAGAATACGCTAATATTCCAAATAAAAGTAATAAAGCTAGGCCTATTCAAATTTTTGTAGATAAGCAGATAACTCCTAAAATGTATGTTTGGCCTGCTCCAGAAAATAGTACTGATGTAATTTATGTAAATTGCTTAACACGCATGGACGATGCAGATGGTTTAGTAAATACAGTAGAAATGCCTTTTCGTTTTTACCCTGCTTTGGCTGCTGGATTAGCTTATTATCTTTCATTAAAAAAGGCTCCTGATCGCATAAATATTCTTAAAGGAATTTATGAAGAAGAATTTAGACGCGCAGTAGACACCGATGAAGATCGAGCAAGTGTTCAAATATCTCCTGCATTAAGGTCTTATACATCATGACTTATGCAGCAGGAAAATTTGCTTTAGGGGAATGTGATCGTTGCGGTTTTGTTTATAAATTACATCAATTAAAAAAAGAATGGACAGGATTTAAAGTTTGTCCTCAATGCTATGAACCTAAAGCTGCTCAGTTAGAGCCTTTACCTCATGTTGCAGATCCCGAATCTTTGTATGAGCCACGTCCTGATTTAGATAAGGCATCCGCAAAAGGCGTTGTTAGAACGTATGCAGCCAATACTATGTATAGTGTTACGGACGATCCTATAGGCTATGCGTTTGATGGATTGGAAGCAGAAGGTGAAGTTGGTACCGTAGAGGCAGGAGGAGACTAATGGCCTTTACTTACAGTGGATTAAAAACAGCTATCCAGAATTATATGGAGAACGATGAGACTACGTTCACCAATTCTTTAGATACTTTTATTAAAAATACTGAAGAACGTATTTTAAAAGAAGTAGAGCTTTTAGGTTTTAGAAAAAACGTAACAGGAACATTAACTAGCGGTACACCTTATTTGGGAATGCCGTCTGATTACTTGGCACCTTTTAGTCTTGCAGTTATTGATTCAGATAGTAACTACAGTTATTTATTATTAAAACACGTTAGTTTTATAAGAGAATATACACCGGCTGCTGCTACAACGGGGACACCAAAATATTATGCTCAATTTGATGAAGATAGCTTTATCTTAGCACCCACTCCAAGTGCTGCCTTAACAATGGAATTACACTATTTTTATCAGCCTTCTTCTTTAACCGCAGGGGCCGACAGTGGCACTACTTATATCTCTACGTATGCTCCAGACGCATTATTGTACGGTTCATTATTGGAAGCTGCTGTATTTATGAAATTGGGACCAGAGGATTTTTCTATATATCAAGATCGTTATGATAGAGAAATGGTGAGATTAAAGAATTGGGCAGAAGGTAAAAATACACAGACAGAAGATAGATATGACAGGATAAGGAGTCAACCTTCATGATAAAAAAACCGATTAAAGAGTTAGAAGGAAAAAATATAGCAATTGTGGCAATGGGCAATAGCCAATTAGACTATCATAGAATGATTACTCACAGTGAAGAATTTGATGAAGTATGGGCCATTAATGCCATGATTGGCGTTTTAAAAAAAGCAGATAGAGCTTTTATACTTGATCCTGCTAGCCGTTTCTTTGATACAGAGGATGCGGGAAATATGACAGTTATGATGAGAGAAACCCTTCCTACAATTGACTATCCCATTTATACGTGTGAATTAGATAAACGAGTTCCAGCCCTTGAGGAATATCCTATTGATGCAATTGTTAAAGATCTAAAATGTGGTTATTTTAATAACACCATTGCTTATGCTATTGCTTTTGCATTATGGAATAAAGTAAGCGCTATTAGTATGTTTGGTGCTGATTTTACTTATAGAACTAATTTGTATTTTGCTGAGTCTGGACGTGCTTGTTGTGAATTTTGGTTAGCTAAATGCACAGATGCACAGATTACAATACAGGTAGCTTTATCATCAGGATTATTAGATACCGATGTACCTATAAAAGAAAAATTATACGGTTATCATCGTTTAGCTGATCCCGTTATTACTTATTTAGAAGATGATCAATTGAAGGTATGTAATTGGTCAGAAGTAGAACAACAACAAGCTATTCCTATAGGATTAATAGGAAGAAATGATGAACCAATACACGAAGGAATTGTGGAGCCTAAGAACTACTAATGTTTTTATCTAGTACAGATACAGAAATTGGAGACCTTGGTGTCACCACAACGAATAACAGAGGGCATTCGATAGAAGAAGTCGCTAAAATGACAACTGATAAAATAGTTTCTATTAGTGATACAGCCCCTGCGCCGATTAAGGCACAAGCTCACGCATTTAAAAATGCGTGCCATAAGATAATTGTGTATTATATGCAGGAAGCGGTTAATAACCACATGTGTACAATATGCAATCAATTAGAAAAACAAGGTCATAAAGACCTAGCTAATATTATTAGGAGACTATAATGGCAATAACACAAGCGATGTGTACTAGCTTCAAGAAAGAACTCTTGCAAGCTAAACATAATTTTAGTACAGGGGGAAACACTTTTAATCTGGCTCTTTATACGAGTTCAGCTACGATGAGTGCTTCCACTACAGCTTATACAACCAGTCAAGAGGCGACAGGTACTAATTACACAGCAAAAGGAAGTGCTTTAACTAAAGTAGAGCCTACTTCTTCTGGAACCACTGCGTTCACAGACTTTGCTGATTTGACTTTTGGTACAGCTACCGTAACGGCTAGAGGGTGTATGATTTTCAACGACACAGCTACAGGTGATCCTGCTGTGGCGGTGTTTGATTTTGGTGGCAATAAAACCTCTACAGCAGGAAGTTTTACCATCACATTCCCTACTGCTGATGCAAGTAACGCTGTCATAAGAATAGCGTAAATTTAGCCAATGGCTAATATAAATGGCTGGGGCAGAGGCACTTGGGGTCAACTAACCTGGGGTGAGCCTCTACCTGTTGAATTAACAGGATTGGCTGGCACAGGAGCAGTTGGCACAGTAGTTGCGTCTATCCCTATTTCCGTGTCCCTTAGTGGATTAGCGGGAACTTCAGCTTTAGGAAGTGTTGTAGCTACAGGTGGTGCTACTATAACTGAGACAGGTTTAGGTGGTGTTGGAGCAGTAACCTCTATTTCTAGTGTAACTGGAACAGCGAATGTCCCTGAAACTGGGGTAGCTGGAACAGGAGCAGTAGGTACATTAGCCACTACAGGAGCAGCACTACATGGAGTTACAGGACACGCTGGAACGACAGGACAAGGTGACGAAACTGTTACGGGAGACTGTAATCAAGCCTTAACCACAGTAGTAGGAACTGGAGCAGTTAGTAGTGTAGCTACAGTAACAGTTAATAAGTTTGGCCTAGTTGGAAGCATTCCAGCAACAGGAGTTGTTAATGGTACATTTGGATTTAATTTAGATTGTAATATAACTTTAACAGGGCAAGTAGGAACAGGAGAAATAACCAGTTTATTAGTGTGGGGAATCATAGATGATAGCCAAGATCCTAATTGGACTGAAATAGCCGCTTAATATTTTAATGAATTCATATATAATGAAATTGGAGACAGATTATGGCAACTTATGTAAATGATTTAAGACTTAAAGAAATCGCTACGGGCGATGAGTCTGGAACGTGGGGAACATCCACAAACACTAATTTC